TTTAACGCCGATTGTTTGCCCATTACCAAGAACATTAAAACCGGTTGTCGATGCATCATAACCATAATAAGAAGATGTGGCACGGAGATCATTGCTTATATCTGTACCTGCGGCATTTGGCATCTGGAATTCTTCAACCTTGCCAATAAATACGCTATTCTGGTTGGGTCGTTGCAACGGCTGGTCTTGTTTATCTGTATCAACATCATAAGAATATATTTGGGACGGCACCATAAGTGGCTTGCCCATAACTTGCGAAAGTTCATTATATTTGCGTGGTGGGGCTTCAACATCTCGGTCATAAATTCGTTGGTCGTTGATTCTAAAATTGTAAGATGTTGGCACTATTAAATCACGACTGAAATAATTGCCTAAAACAACATGATTATCATTTGTATTTTTCTCGGCAACAAGAATATTTCGCACAGTTTTACCACTTACTGCGATTTGTCGCTCTACCTTTTGGGGTACTAATACACCAGCACCAACACCAGCCAAGGGAGGCACATCAGCGAAAGTGGTTATTATATCTTCATAAAGCACACTTAATCCATCTTCACTCAAAGATTTCATAACGACCTCGTCCATTTTTTCATCTGTATAATAAAGGTGGTCGCTAATAAATTTAATATTTGTAAGAGATGGCACAACAACAGCACTCGCAGCAGAACCATTACGACGACAACAAATAGTGCCAATTTGTGCGTCTGTTGATTGAGAATTAAAATTAATTTCAATATACACATGCTCTTTAAGTGCCATAAGTGGCATTGTGCGTGTTTTCATCATGGGTATTAATGTAGATAAAGGCACACTAAATAATGGGGTCGTTGCTGGATCTGGTGTGGGTTTTATAAATTCTGGCACATTACTTGCCGTTAGGGTTGGATTGGCATTAACAACACTAACAAGGTCGCGGTAGCCAATTCGTCCGCTTTCTACTTCTGCCCATCTATCACCGCAAGCACCACTCTTAACCATATCAACATAGGCACGATGTTCTGGTGTATCAAATTGTCTTGTCATGGTAGTATAATGGGCATAGTCATCATTACTGGCTAGAACCTTGCCGCCTACTTTAAGAAAGCAAGATTTAATAAGGCCATGAATACCTGTATTAAGTGGAAAAAATAAATTATTGTCGGCTAATACACCAAGCTGAACCATACTACCACCATCTAAAATCCCAGTTTTGGGAATTTGAAAAACCACTTGGCTATTTGTTGCCGTAATTGGGTCTAGCACTTCGGTTTTAATATTCATATTTTCAATACTGGCTATTGTAGAAACTTGTAAAACTTTTGGTAAATTATTTGGGGCACTCATCTAATATATTATAATATTAGAAAAAAAATATAAAATACTTTTTAAACAAAAAAATGTTCTACTTTGTAAAATTTTATTATAAGTAAATCTTACAAATTGGAACTTAACTACCTAAACCAATTTTTTTTTATGCTTGAACCATAATGCCCTGCGGTGTATACACAAGAGTATTTTTTGATAGCACATAAGTATAAACCGAATTTGGGCTTTTTCCGTCAAGCGTAGATTGAATACGAGTTGCATAACTCTGGCCTCTAAAATCTACACCGACCTGCGAAACATTATCAATAGCAACACCAACAGCAAAATTTCGTTTTCCAGCATCAACGGCACTAAATGGTTGAAGCCCAGACTGATTATATATAACCTCGTCTTGGCCTCCGAAATTGAGTAGCAATGGTTGATTTGATAGTTTTGTAATTTTATAAAATGGCCTCAAAGCATTAAGGGCATTAACCATGACACTTGTTTCCGGTCGGCCTTCTTGTGATTGTTTTTGCACATCAAGATCATAATCAAGTGCCAATTTCATACCACCTCTGCTAAATGAAACCTTATTTAAATTGGCAGTACCAGTATAAGCAGTACCTGCTGCGTTTGTAGTCTGCAACATGGGTGTTGCGAAACCATCTTGTGCATAATTATTGGCATGTGATACTGGAAGGAAATTATGGAATATATCAAGAACGGCACTTTGGGCCAAATTGTATGTCTGGGTAGCATCACCGGAATCAATAACAGAATATAAATTATTATATGAATTGTATTGGAATGCGCCATTACCAGCCACTGCTAGTTTCTGTTGGCCTTCGGCATCTGGTACAAGCATATCACCGGTTAAAGATAGATCACTAACTTCATAATAAGCACCACCTGCGGCAGCAGCATCAGCACCGAATAAAAGCTGTTGGTCGCTAACAAGTTCAAGTTGTAAAGTAAGGCCTCTAACACCATTTACCCCCATGGGTATAGCATTACCACCATTTAACATACCGGCAAGAAGTCGGCAAGAAAAATTGACGGTGTTATTAACCATATCGGCACTTACATTTTCAAGACCGGTGTTTAATTCTACTACACCTTGATTACTCATAAAATCTTCGGTAGAATGTGTTGATGGTAGCACAGTAGAACATAAACGGCCATACTGCCTAACACTTTCTAATGTCTGATTAGTATCATTAGATGCCAAAGATATGTTTTGAAATAACGAATTTACGCCTACTCGTGGATTAAGGCGAATATTAGTAGTTGTTCTATTACCAACTTGATTCTGTCTTGACTGATTTATGTTATTATTTCCAGCAAGTTTGCCATCACTGCTAAAAATGGTAAGTCTGCCATTAACACGCACAGTGCTTGCTTTAAGCATCTTATTTGTAGAACCAATATTAAAAGTTATAATTGGATTACCTTGACGAAAACTATAAATATTATTTGCTGGTTGATTACTTGGCAAAATTTCAAATTTTTCAACATTAACTATTGTAGGTGGGGCACTCATTTAATATACTATATTATTAGAAAAAAAATACAAAATACTTTTTAAACAAAAAAAAATGTTCTAATTTGTAAAATTATCTTATATATAAAATCTACAAAGTAGAACAACAGAAATTATAAAACAATAACCAAAATCTCTTTTTTTATGAAACAACCGAAACAACACCCTTACTTATAGTCATTCGTGCCAATTTATAAACAAAATTATTAAATATCTTTTGATTTGCGCCGTTGTCGTAATCAACCCTTAAAGATAATGTCTGTGTAGCCAAATTGGTAATTTGCCCATATTTATTAAAACTTCTAGCAATGGCAAAAGAATCGGCAATTTTTTGAAGTGAATAAACTTGCACATTTACATTAGTTAGTGCCTTTTGTAATTCGCTGGTATGTAATGGTTCATTTCGTTTCTGCCCATTAACACCTAATACTTGGCTATATCTTTCTAAATTGGCGACCCGCGAAGGTATAAGTTCAGTTCCTTTAACAAATTGATAATTTCTTGCATTGTCGGCACGACCTGAAAATGAACTGGTGCCCAAAGATCTATAATTGGCAACTGGTATAGGTTGGCAAAATACTGCCTTTGCTCGTGTAGCAAGTGTTGGGATTTGCACCTGAACTAATCCTTGTGCATTAATTTGATTGAATCTATGCAATTCAGTTGTCATGTAATCCATAGCAACACCCTGTTCGGTTAGTGCCTTTTTAAGCATACCCTCAACATAAGAAGTCGGTGGCTGAACCACAGAGCAAAGCATTTCAATATTGCTTAATGTATATGAAGGGGCAGGTATAACTAAATCATTTGTATCTGTAAGAAGTGAGGCAGATTTGGCACTCAATGCCTTTTCTCTATCACTAACTTTATAATAAATTATTGAGTCATCTGTACCTGCGGCATCAAAATTTACTGATGGCACACCAACAGCATTATTGGCTTGAAGAATAAATCTAATTCCAAGTTTTCCCCCACTAACATAAAACCCATTTATCATGCCTAATAATTCCTCGGTGGCTGCGTCATAATCACCCCCATTTTTTTTCTGTATATACAACAAATCATTAATAGCAAAAGGGTTATTTTCCCCTGCGACTGATGTATCTATATTACTAACAATTTCGCCAATATTATTTGCGACATCAGCGCCGTCTCTGGTGAAAGAGTCTTGTGCTAAATCTGCGTTAAGTTTATGAGCACCGACAAAACCGGCCTCTAATGAACCACCTAAAAAGGGTAAATGTAATGCTCTGTTTGGGTCTTCTGTATCAATTTGAATACGCATACCATTCATGAGAGCATTTGGGATAATACCACCACTAAAAAGACCAGTTTTAAGACGAGTATAAATTTCAATAGTTTTGGCTTTTCGCACATTGCCATTAGCAGTGCCGGAATCAGTTGCACCGGTTAGGTCGTTTGGTGCGGCATAATAAAGTGATTCACCAGAATTATTAGCATCGGCTTGGACACCCTCAAATAATTCTTTTTTATGCTGTAAAGATGACTGCGATGCAAATGGGGAAGTCATACAACACTGGGCATTATAATCCTCTAAATTTTCTAATGTGGTTGTGTTGCCACCATCTCGTAAAATTACATTCCTAAATAGCGAGTGTATTCCGCCCTTTTTATCTGGGACAATTACACCTCGTGCATTAGTCATTGTAAGTTCGCATCTAAAATAGGTTTCATTTGGATCAATAAAATCGGCGAATGAAGGTATAAGAATACGGATTTGGTCGTTTGCCGATACATCACTAACTACATCCGGTTTGATTGACTGCGATTTACTCGCAATATAAGTTCTTGCTGATTGTGTTGCCTTAAACATTATATAATATATAAAGATTTTATTTTAATATTAAAAACTAAAATAAAAAATTAATTATATAATGTCTTTTAAAATGTTATATTTTCTTCGGTGAATTGGCTTAAAAATTCTCGCAACACTTCTATCATGAGTGTTATTGTTTCGTCTTGTTCTGCTTGTTGAATATACATATTATCTAATATTCGTACATAACCATAACAACTAATTAGTTCTTTTTTTATTTCTTTTAGTTGCTTTTCTTTAACTAAAAGTTTTTGATTTAATTCATTATATTTTTGTTGCGCTTCGGTTGCCAAATTTAAATATTCGTTTTCGGTAATTGTATTTGAATTATTAACCATATAATATCTTTTTAGAAAAATTTTAAGTAAAAAACATTTTTTAAAAACTGGAAACACTTGCCGCCCTATCAATACTGCTATCGATGCTCGGTAATGCTAATGAATATTTTTGAGTAAGAGCGGTAGGAGCCGTTAATGGTGGTGGGGCTGGTGGCGCTGGTGGTTTGTCTGGGTGATGAAAAAGATGGTATAAACCTTCACCGATTGCAACTAATCCACTAACTGCCAAACCTACTTCACCCACTACCGGTATAGCACCAAGAACAGCATCGCCAACACCTAAACCAGCAAGAGCCTCACCACCAGCCGCGGCTGCCGTCTCGCCCCCTTCGGTTGCTAATGCTTCACCACCACCACCAGAAAAAAAGTTTTTAACTGACGAAAACCCTTCGCGTATTGCTTGACCCCTTTGTGCTAATGATGTAAATGCTTTTTGACCTACCCTTGCTAATAAAGATGCGCCTTGATCTCCTGCCTCTGCTACCCCTTGTCTAACTGCTGCCTGAGCACCACCGACTAATTGTTGTGCCATACCTTCACCTTCATCGGCCAAACCGCCAATATCACCCCCTACATCTTGGGGTACATCTGGGGGTTGTACTGGTTCTGATTCTATCTCTGGTTCTGGTTCTGGTTCTTTAAAGGTTGTTAATTCTTGTGGTTCTGGTTTTTGAACTGGCGCTCTTTCAACCACAGTGCGAGAGATGGGTTGGCCACTTGTTGGCTGGAATGGGTCATCTGGGTCAATGTCCGGTCTGGATTGAGCAAACCTTGTTGATGTATATTTCACATCTTGCATTTGCGCTGCCGCTGGTTGTGCTGGTGGGTCTAATGCTGGGCCAAATGGATTTCTAAAACCCTCGCTAAGGTATGAATCACCGCCCTCCGTATCAGCACCATTATCTAATGCCTCACCTTGATTATCTGCTGGTGCTGCCCTTAACATTTGTGGCACATCTGGTGCATCTGTTTCTATATTTTGGGCATCTTCATCAAAATCATCTTCATCTTCACCATCATTATTATTATTGGCATTGTGTCCTTCTGGTATATTTGTAGGGTCTTTTAATTCACCGCTTCCATCATCTTTATAATATTCATCATGTTCGGCCTCGCTTCCGGTAAAATATTTTTGGCCGTCTTCGTTATACCAGTCTTGCGTTTCGTCAAGCTCATCTTCGCCTTGAGCCAATCTATTTCCTGCTTCATCTTCATCAGGCAATTCATCTGGGCCTGCCACATTTTCAGGGTCTAAACCTTCTTCAACATCTTGGGCTTGTCTTGCTTGTCTTGCTGCGCCTCTTGCTTTCTGTCTTTCTTGAAGCCCTCTATATACCTGTAATAATTTTTTACCGCCTTTATATATACCTTTTACACCTAATAAACCAGCCAATTCATCAGTACCAGTGTCTTGCACTGCCTTCCATTTATCCTCATAGCCTTGCATTTTTTGGTTATATTTTTCGGTTATAGTGTTTGCCAAATCACTATAATTTTCAATTCTAGCATCTTGTAATTGTGCCAATTTTGATTGAATATTTGCAACTTGGTCTGCATATATATCCGCACTCATTATAAGTATAATATATAAAAAGATTAAAAATAATTTGAATATTCACCAAAATCATCATTAACCGGTGGGCGTAATATATCTAAATTGTTTTTTGGTATTTTTTTAATTGGTAATGGTTTGCTTTTCTCTTTTAATTGCTGTTGTTCTTGAAACTTTTTAAAATAATATGCTTCTCTTTCTTTTTCTTTTTTTGCCAATTCTTCTTTTTTTATTCTTTCTTGTTCTTGAACTTTTGCCACCATATCCGCATATTTATCCATGTAGCCTAAAAATTTTTCAAAATCATCTTTTTTATCTTCTTCAACTTTAACCGGTTCAATTTCAGGCTCTTTAAGTGGCCGTTGTTCTTTAAGTGCTTCCTTTTTTTGTTGTGCTTTTCTTTCTCGTGCTAATTTTCTTGCATTCGCCAAATGTGCCTTTTGTTTTTCACTTACTTGCCTTTTTGGTTTCTCTGGTTTCGGTGCTTCTGGTTTAAATGGTGGTGCTCTTTCAAATGGGTCAGCGCTCAAATCTTCGGCTTCAATAATTTTTAAATCTTCCATTATAGTATTTTCAGCAGGCATCTCAATATCAGGTAATCTATCCATTTATAAATTATATATAGAAAAAAAATAATTAGAATAAAATTAACACATTTTTTCTAAAAAAAAGAATAAAATTAAATGAATTTTCTAAAATAGGGACAAAGAAGCGATTGCTTGTGTGGGTTGTGAGTTTGCTGTGTGTTTTATGTGTGTATTATACATTTTATCTTATTTTGTCTATGTTCTACTTTGTAGATTTTTATTATAAGAAAATTTTACAAAGTAGAACATTTTTTTTAACTACACATTATATAAAAAAACTCACATGTTCTATTTTGTATCCTCTTCTTCGCTGTCATTATCATAGCCATCAAAATCAGTATTTATTGGCATACTTTGTAGTGTTTCCGGTGCTTCGAAAAGCAACTCTGTAAAGTTTCTATATGCTTTTGCTGGTTTTCCGTACAGATCTAAATATAAAAATGAATATGGTTTGCTTGTTGCTTCCTTCAAAAGAGATTTAAATTTATTTATATGGCCGTACCGCGCACCCATTTCTTC